CTGGATGTGATAATGAAAAACAGCCCGTGTTAACTGTTAACAGCTATTAGGATAACTGTTAACAGAGGGCTTGTTTACATAGTGTTTAATTACACCCCCCTTCTAAAGAAGGGGGGGGGGTGTTAATAGTTAAATATGAGAGGTGTTAAATGGCTGATTCTTTGACCATCGAAGTAATGCCCGATAACCGTTTATCAAAAAACGGTTTGAGGCGGGGCAACTGGCGAACGTCCAGACAACTGGTGGCAGATGCCAGGGAAGTGGCTTTCGTTCTGGGCCTTGCTGAGATGCCCTCGGACTGGGAGACGCCGGACAAGGCCACTGTATCGATTACACAGTTCCACGCCCGTCGTCCGATGGACTATGACGGGCTGGCCTGCGCCGTCGCCCCGTCCATTGATGGCCTCGTTGACTGTGGCATTCTGGCTGACGATGACCCCAAACACATCGTTTCCTACGCCATAAATCACGAGAAAGTGGCAACTGTCGCAGAGAATCGGGTCGCTATAACAGTGACGCCGTGGGTGGATAGGGGGTAGGTTATGCCTATATTGAGAGAAGTGGTGGCCTGTGACGAGTGCGGAAGCCCAGGCCAAGACCCCATAGCCGACAGGTGCAACGAGTGGCTTGGCCCGCCGGATAACGGCTACTTCTGCCCTGATGTAATCTGCTTGGATTGTTGCATGGAAGAGATTGGTTATATGGCTGACGACGATGCCGAAGCGTAAGCAACCAGGACTCAACCCCACCGCCCAGATACGGGCCAACGCCGAGGTGCGCCGATATGAAACCTTGGAACTGTTCAAAGGCGGGAAGACCGAGGTGGCGATAGCGGAGAAGCTGGGCGTGTCGAAGGCTCTGGTGCATAAAGACTTAAAGCGCGTCCTGGGTGACCTCGCGAAGCTGTCGAGCCGCACCGCCGATTCGGTGCGAGCGGTGCAGATGGAACGGTACATGACTCTCCTGTCTCGGTGGTGGCCCCAGGCTATAAACGGAGACGCCGAGGCTACGAGGATGGCGCTGTCCATCATGGCTCGCATTGACGTTATAAACGGCATCATCCCAGACAAGCCCATGATAGACATGCGAACCCAGACCATCCAGGTCGGTGACGGCGACGGTCTAGGCCTAATGGAATTAGCGAAGGTAATTGCGAATGGTAGTGGTGAATTCGGAACTAACGGATTTAGCCCACCAGATACAGGCGAGTCCGACACTGTATTTGAGGGCGGCTCTGGGGGCTGACCCCTACGAGCGACAGATAGAGATAGCCGAGGCTCTAAGAGCCTCTCGGCGGGTCTCTGTGGTGGGCTGTAACGGCTCTGGGAAGGACTGGTTGGCGGCTCGGTTGGCCCTCTGGTGGGCGACTGCCCACTATCCCGCCAAGGTGGTTATCACTGGCCCTACCTACCGCCAGGTCGATGACGTTATATTCAACGAACTCCGAGCGGCCTATAACAACGCGCCTTTGACCGCTGGGCTGGGTGGGCGGCTGTTCCAATCGCCCCGCTGGGAACTGGACGAAAGCACGTTTATCGTCGGCTTCTCTACCGACAGACCGTGGAGCCTTCAGGGGTTCCACAGCCCCCATCTGCTTGTCATCGTCACCGAGGCCCATGCTATGAGCGACGACGACATCAATGCTCTCTATAGGCTCAACCCAGAGACCATGCTGATGGTCGGCAACCCGTTCGCCACCTCTGGCCCGTTCTATGCCAGCCACCATGAACACCGCCATCTGTGGAACACTTACGCGATTTCAGCCTTCGACACGCCCAACCTTCAGGCGGGCCGTGTCGTTGTGCCTGGGATGGTCGGCCCTCAAGACGTAGCTGACAGGGCGGCTGAGTGGGGCGAGGATTCCCCGCTGTATCGAGGGGCTGTCCTGGGTGAGTTCCCTGGCGAACTCGACGACGCTCTGGTGCCGCTGTGGGTGGCTAGGGAATCGACACAGCGAGAGGTCGAAGCCGAGGGCGAAGTGGTGTTGGGCTGTGACATCGCCCGGTTCGGGAAGGACAGGACGGTAGTGATTAAGCGGCAGGGCAACCTCGCTGAGATGCTGTACAAAGCCCAGGGCAAGAACCTGATGGAGGTGGCTGGCTGGGTTGGCAGATACTGCGATGACAATAAGGTCGATGTGGTGGTGGTGGATGACACGGGCCTCGGCGGCGGGGTCACTGACCGCCTGCGAGAGGTCGGGCTTGGGAACACCAGGATAGTCGCTTTCAAGGGCGGGGAGAAGGCGCGGCAGAATGCGAGATTCGCCAACCGCGTGACCGAGGTTTGGTGGGCCATGCGGGATTGGGTGCTGGATGCTGGGAAACTGCCCAACGACAACGGATTGATTGGACAGTTAGCGTCTCGCAGATATACCATTCAGTCGGACAAAAGGTTGATGATGCAGTCCAAGGACAAGATGGCACAATCGCCCGACGAGGCTGACGCGCTGGCTATGACTTTCGCCACCCGTCGAGGAGGAGCGTTCAAAGTATGGGTATAAGAACCAACATAGGAACGGCCTGGGACGCTCTCAGGGGCCGAGAGCGGGCTAACCCTGTCACAGGTGCCAACTATGACCGACTCAATCGCCAGTGGGGCGTCGGTGACGCATGGGCAAAGCCCACCTATGGCGATTACTACCCCGCATCTGTCTCGGTCTATGCCGCCATCAAGCTGAGACAGGAAGCCATCGCCAGCGTCCCGTGCTACGTCTACAAACAGACAGCCGAGGGGCTGGAACAGGTAGACCCGTCCCACCCGCTCCAGCGGTTGCTTCTACGGGTCAACAACTGGTGGACGCGGGGCGACCTCTGGCGGGCGACGGAGACCTATCTTGGCCTCTGGGGTTCGGCCTACTGGGCGTTGAGCCGTGAGGGTAGCGAGATAACTGAGATATGGCCTCTCAGGCCCGACAAGATGAAGATTCTGCCGGATGCCAAGGACTACATTAGGGGCTTCGTCTACGGCAGTGGGAATGACAAAGTTGCGTTCACCCCTGACGAGATTATCTGGTTCCGCTACTTCAACCCGCTGGATGAGTACAGCGGCCTCTCGCCCATCGCTCCAGTCAGGCTCTCGGTGGATATGGGCATGGATGCGCTGGCGGGCAACCGCTTCGCCCTCGCCAACGACGCGAGTCCTGGCATGATTATCAGCGTAGCCGACACGCCGACAGACGACGAGGTGATGTCGTTCTATGACCGCTGGGAATACCGCTTCAAAGGGCCAGAGAAGAGCCGCCGTCCGGCTATTCTGGCAGAGGGCATGACTGCTTCTAATCTCGGCTTCAGCCCGAAGGATATGATGGCTCTGGAGTCGATGCGCTGGAGCGTCGAGGATGTGGCCCGCGTGTACAACGTCCCGATGCCGATGCTTCATGACCTGAGCCGAGCCACATACGCCAACATCATGACGGCGCGGCATTCGTTCTGGGAGGATTGCATCATCCCACAACTTCGGTTTTATGAAGAAGAACTCACCGAGATGCTGGTGCCGCTCTACCAGGAAGAAGGGCTGGTGGTTCGGTTCGACACTTCAGATGTCCCAGCACTTCAGGAAGATGAGGACGGCAAAGCCGCCCGCCGGAATATCTACCTCGGCGCTGGCGTCATGACCGTCAACGAGGTCAGGGCCGATATGGGCCTGGAGGCTACCGAGAACGTAATCAGCTACCCAACGCTCGCCGCTATAACGGCGGGCGTTCTAACCATCAACGAGGTGCGCGTGGGCATGGGCCTGGAGCCAGTGGAGTGGGGCGACAAGCCGCCCGCTACGGCTCCTGGCTCAGCCCCGCCCGCCATGTCTATGGCAGAAGGCGCGGCAAGCACTCGCATACCTTCAGCGGAAGAGCCGGAAGACGAGCCGCCTGAAGACCCTGGGGGAGGGCGTAACAGTCCAGCGGTTGGCGACGATTGGAAGCGGCGGGGGCGGGCGGTTGAAGTGGCCCAGAAAGTGAAGAGTGAACAGCTTGAAAATTCCTTTCGACGCGAACTATCGACGCTTCTGAGGAAACAGGCCAACCAGTTCATTCGTGAGTTTGAAGCCGAGGCCGAGATGCTGGGCCGAGGTACCGTTATCGGTCAACTCAACGGCTCGGTTGCCGTGGCTGAACGGCAGGGCATCTTCCGTCCGGTGGCATGGTTGCCAGAGTTCACCGCTCTCATTCGCAAGCATCTAACTATTGGCGTCCTTACTGGCGCAGAGACCCAGATTCAAGAGCATAACCTTGGGCTGGCGTTCGATATGACAGCCAGCCCTATCACGGGTTGGATAGAGAACCGCTCAAGGTGGTGGGCTAACAACATCAACGACGGGACGGAGAAGAAGCTGTTCAAGGTGCTTGCGGACGGGCGCAAGGCGGGCCTCGGCACTGACGAGATAGCCAAGAACCTGAGAGAGTTCCGAGAGTTCCAAACAGTTACGCGCTCCGAGCGGGTTGCTCGCACCGAAATGACGGTGGCCCAAGGCCAGGGAGCGCTTGAGTCGTTCGACCAAGCTGAGATTCCCTGGAAGCGGTGGTTCACTGCCATAGACGGGCGGGAGCGGGACAGCCACCGAGAGGCCAGCGGTCAGGTTCGCAGAACGGGCGAACTGTTCGAGGTCGGCTCCGACAAGATGGAAGCCCCAGGCCAGGGGTCTCAAGCACGGGAGAATGTGAACTGCCGCTGTGTGCTTCTGCCCGAAGAGGAAGAGCCGAAGGAAGAGCCGAGGGAAGAGCGGGAAGAGGTCGGAGACGTCGGGGGCGTCACCGCCGAGGTGCCGCAAGGGCAGACCATTGACGAGTGGTTGCCAGAGTTGGCGAGAAGTCCTGGCGTGAATCCGAAGGCAATGCTGGCGACTCAACAGGCATTGCGGCAAACTGCCCGAAGCCTAAAGCCTGACATAGCGCAGAAGATGAAGACCCTGTTTACGGATGAGGGTCGGCGCATGTCAGTGGTGAGGGCTAATCACCAAAACCTTAATCGTGGGAAGCAACGGGCATCTGGGGTTTTCTCTCGCCTTCAAGACCGCACTTGGGTGGCTCAGAAAGACGCTTATTGGGCGGCTCATCATGAGTTTGGACACCAGCTAACCTTTGACAAGCGCATGGTAGAGTGGTTTGGAAAGGCCAAAGCGCAACAATTTGAGAATGAAGTGGAAGAGATATTTTGGAAAGTGAAGAATAAGGGCAGACTCGCCATTACGAAATATTCTACCAAGAACGTGCGGGAATTCATGGCTGAGAACTTCAAGTTTGCCATTACTAACCCCGACCAACTCAAGGCAATTGACCCTGAGATGTTAAGCATCATGCGGCGATACTTCCTCAAGCCGGAAGCTGTGCCTCTGGAAACAGTGCCAGGATATTCAGGCACCGCATCGTTGCCACAGGGGCTTCAGATGGGATATGTGAAGCCAAGGTCGTGGGCCTCAACATACATATCAAACAGAAGGGAGCGGTATGACTGATTTCAACATTACCCAGGTGAAGCCAGGGGAAGAGCCTCGGAATGTGGGGGCCATTAGTTGGACGCCGGAAGACTGGGATTATACGACGACGGACGGAGAGGTTGAGCGATTTTTAAGCGCTGTCAAGGCAGACGGAATTGTCGTCGGGCAGACATCGGAATATGGGGAGAATGGAGACATTTACAGTTACATTGACACGGAGTTCAAGGCATCTGACCCCGACTTCGTTGGGCAACTCAGCGACACGATGGTCAGGTTGACGTTCCATCCCGAAGCCCCCTCGACCTGGATAGAACCGAAGAGCGTCAAGAGGGGCTAGAGATGACAGAACGCGATGTGCCGACGCATACGGTCTATTGCTCCTGTTGCCCCGACCATCCTCAAGTTATGGCCCAGAAGGTGGGCGAGGATACGTTAGAGATACGTTCAAGGGTGCATGGTCGCCAGCACATCGCAGTCGTTCAACTTGACAAGCCGAAAGAACAACGAATAGACTCTTAAAAATCAACCAATATCTAGTGCGCCTTGCAGTCGCCCACTTCTCGACATCTCGATGTCGGAA